TTTCTTGTATTTAATATTTTATATCCTTTTAACTTTGTCATTTCAATATAATAACATTCATAATAAGATAATTCATTTTTTACTTGCACATTATAATATTTTTCTATTGTATGAATTACACCAAATTCAAAATCTCTACTTTTTATTAATTGTTCATCTAATAAAAAATTAGTATGTCTGAAGTCTAAAAACTTGTTATGTTCTTCATTAAATTGATATCGTTGGTATAAATTCTTTGTTTTTCCAACATAAGCCATATTACTTTTGTTGTTGATAAACATATAAATACTTGGATAATAATCTACATTTGTAATAATTTTAACGTTCTTCATTTTAGTTTGTTTTTAAAAATTAATTAGTTTAGTTTGTTTATATATAAGTATAAGAAAAAATAAAAGAAGTGTTAAATGAAATGTTAAAAAACATTAAAATATGTTAAAAAATGTTAAAATCTTATATTTCTTTTATTTTTTCTTATACTTATATTAAAGGAAAAACATTAAAAACAATCATATAATGAAAGAAACAATAAATTTAATTAACTATCATATTTGGGAAATCATTGAAGCAATGCCCCAAAAACTAAAAGAGAAAGAAAAAATAGAACTATATATTGAATTATGTAAAGTATTAGAAAACAATTCAAATATAATTTTATTACCATTTTAACAATTAAACAAATGAAAAAAGAACAAAAAAAAGCAGTTAAAAAAACAACAAAAAAAGAATCTTCATATGTAACTGCAGGTAAGACTAATGAAGTAAAAAAAGTTAGAAAAAGAAAAACAGTTTTAGATAAAGCTAACGTTTTATATGAAGACTTTGAATTATTCTTAAAAATAAAAGATAATATATTATACAAAAGTCAAACATTATCTAAAAGAGATATAATACACCTTTTAGAATCTATTAAAACACCAAGATTAAAAGATGAATTATGGAATATTGTGTTAAAAGATGGATTTTTAAAACTATTAAAAGAAGAAATTTACTATAATCACTTACGTTAAAAATAAAATGAAAAAACAAAACTTTATTACAAAAATGAAAGAATTCTTTGAAAGAAGAGATGTAACATTTGATTTAAAAGAAGAAGAAAAATGGTTTAAAGAAGCAGAAAAAATCAAAATGAAAGAATTAGATGATATATATAAAATGTCAAATTCAGCATATGCAGAAAGTAAACTTTATAAACATTAAAATATGTTAAAAAATGTTAAAATTAACAACGTTTGAGAAAAAACTTTATATTTATATTAAAAGAAACAATAAAAATAACAATGATAAAAAACGTATATATAACAATTAATTTACATATTTTTTGGTAAGTTTATATGGGGGTTTTGCAAGACTCCCATATATTTTAAACTACCAAAAAAACAAACCAAACAATATGAATAAAACTTACACCTTAGTTGAAACACAAAAATCTACACACCGAGTTGTTTCAAACTTAACTCCCAAAGATAAAGAGAGTAAAGATATAATAGATGATATTAATAATAATAATCATGTATTTAATTTTAATGATAGAGAAAATATAAAAACTATCTTAAATGATTGTTACAATGAAGATTTAATATGGAAAAAAAACATTACATTAGAATCACCAAAATTAATCTTTTCTGATGAAATATATAAATATACAAACTTTAAAGATTTATTTTCTCATATTAAAAGAATAAGTGAAGACAAGAGTTATTTTTATGTAGCAAAGAAAAACCTGCCTTATCTTGTTACTACAGAAATGAAAGAAGGATTATTTGCTGGACAAACTGGATTAGCAAACTTTGTAATGTTAGATGTAGATGGAGAAGACAAAAATAATCCTAATCAAATTACAAGAGAAGAAGTAGAAGATATGTTTTCTGAATACGATTTTATAAGTTATTTTACTTTCAGTCATAGAATTAAAAAAGGAAGTAGCTTCAGAATTATATTAAAAACTAATAGAGGATACACAAAAGAAGAAATAAAAGCTATTAAAAAGTCTATGTTAATTAAATATCCTTTTTTAGATCAAGCTTCTTTTAGAGTTAATTCTTTAATGTATTTACCAACAACATATGAAGGAAAAAGAAATCCATATATAAGAACTAATTTTACAAATAAAGAGTTTTCATATGAAGAAACACTTAATGAAATTAAAGTTACAGAAGATAAAATACAAAGTGAGATTAAAAATATACCAGAATTAAAAATAAAAAATGAAATATTAAAAAACATAAATATAAATGAAGAATTAGATATAGATAAACAAAATAGACTAAGAGAAAAATGGATTAATAAATTAAATAGCAGAGACTCAGGTCAAACTCACAATCTATTATATAAAGCTATTTGTGCATATAAAAGCGCTAAAATAGAAAACTCAGTTATTATTTCTGATTTGAATGTTTATGAAACTTCAGAACATAAAGGTAAAATAACAAGGGATTGTAATAAAATTAATATGCCTTTTTGCACTTATTATCTTAAAAATATATCTCAAATTAACAATAAATTAAAAACAGAAGAAAAAGCAGAAATAATAGAGACTACTGTTAAAGATAATAATTTAAAAAAACTTACTCCAGATGTAGTAATAGATAAATATATTCCAGATGACTTCTTCTTTGATTATATAAAAAAACATCAAAAAACTTTATTTAATGCTTCTACTAATCTTGGTAAAACGTTTTCATTCTTAAAAAATACAGATTATAAAATAGTATTAGCTGTTCCTTATACAACTATTGCAACTCAAAGCGAATCTAAAATAATAGGAGAGATTAAAATTAAGTTTGGAATAGATAAAAAATGTTCAGTTGTTATGGCAGGTAAAAAACCTAAATTTGATTCTGATATTATAATAACAACTTACGATGGATTAACTAAATTTAAAACTACAGAAGGATATGAATACATTAAAAAAGCTATATTAGTTGTAGATGAATCACATGAATTAACTATGTCAGGGGATCATTATTTTAGACAAAGAGCTATTAGAGCAATAAAAGATTTAGAAGATAGGTTCTGGAGAGTTTCTTATTTAAGTGCAACTCCAATTTATGATTCTAATTTAGATGGATTTAAAGAAGTTGTAATTAGACGAAAGGAAGAAAGAAAAATGAATATCAAAGTTATTGTTAATTCAAAAGATAAAATGGCAAGTGTTTTAGATATAATTAAAACAGGTGGGAAACATATGATATTTGTCAATAATAAAAAGAGAAATGAAAAAATAAAAGTATTGTTAGAAAGTGAAGCAATTGAAACATATTTAAAAACAAAAGGATTAAAATGTAAAGTTGTAAACTCAGATAAATTAGATGATAAAACAATTAGTAACGAACATAAATACTTTTTAGAAAACGGAAAATGGGAAGAAGATATAGATGTAATGATTGTAACAAGTGTAATAGGGGTTGGATTCAGAATTAATTATGATATAGATGCATTACATATATTATCTCCTTTGTCTTCTGAACAAATAACTCAGTTCGTTGGTCGTCCATCAGGAAACGCAATAAAAACAACTTACATTTATAAAAGTGATGTTAAGATTTCAGATAATAGATACGAATTTTCTAAAATAAAATGCCAAAAAATATTAAGAGATTTAGCAGAAGGAATAAAAAAGAATCATATACTTTACTTTAAAGAAAAAGAAAGAATTACAAATAAAGTATTAATAGGTAATCAAGAAGTAAATGTTATAGATGATTTATTAACACAATACAAAAGAATGACAAAGATAGTTTTTGATACTGGAGATTTTAATTACATTAGAGATGATAATGGTGATATTAATGAAATAGGATTAAATTATCTAACTTGGAAAAAATATCAGAACTTTGAATGGAATAATTTAGATATTCTTTTATTAAAATTAGAATATTATGGATTTACTTTTAATTCAGATGATATTATTATAGAAGAAAAAACATTAACAAAAGAAATGAATGTAGCTAAAAGTAAAAGTAACAATAAAATAGATAAAAAATATAAAGATGAATTTAATAAAAATCTTAAAAAACTAAAAATAAAACTTGAATTAAATAACAAAACATTAATCAGTGAAGTAGAAAAAGAACAAATTAGTAAGGATTTTAAAACAGACGCAAATCTTATTAAATTATCTAAAAGATATGAAAAAATAAATGATATACTTAATAAGCCAACTCAGAGTTATTCTATTATTAGTCAAATAGGAGATAAAACAGAACAATATAATAATACAGTTCATTCTTTAACAATATCTTTTTTAAATGGAAAAGGAGAAAACTTATATCAAGATACTTTTAATCTAATATATGATAAAAGTAAAAAGTATAAAAAATACATTACAGGAGAAGAAATATTTGAATTAATGAAAGAAGTTATTAGAGAGAGTGAAGTATTAAATCATGACTTTAAAAATACTGTTATTACTCAATATAAAAGTAATCAAATGTTTAAAAAGTTTATTAATATAACTGATGCGAGTGTTAGAAACAATGATAAAACTATAACTGTTTATAAAATTAAAAGTGAAAATGGTTATAATAATTACATTTTAAATAAAGATATAACATTTAAAAAAGACAATGATAATAACAACTTTGATAGATTAAATAGAATGATGAGTAAAATGTTTAATTTGTAGTACTTACTTTTAATTTGTAGTACTTACTTTTTATTATTTTTTAATAGAGAAATAGATTAAAGTTAAAAAGTAAGTACTACAAATTAAGATGAAACCTAAAATGACACTGATTACCGCTTAGATCCAATGTATGAACACTTAAAACGTATTTTTGACACTGGTATAAGGTTTTTTTGATACTTTTAATTTGTAAAGAACACTTAACACTTAACATTTAAACTAAAAAATGGAAGAAAAAACAACAGTAACTTTTAAATGTATGAAATGTAAACATAAATTTAAAATAATAATGGTAAAACCACCTAATGTAGACTTTGATAAATTAGAATGTCCAGAATGTAAACATAATGTAATTTTTATGAAACAACTATCTTAAATGAAAACAAAATTTAGATTCAAATGCATGAATTGCAAATATACTTTTAAAAATACAATTGGAACACCATGTCCTAAATGTGGTTCTTTAGATGTAAGAATAAGAAGAAGAATTAAATTACTTAAAATTAAATAATATGATAAATAGTAAAAATAAAGGAAATACATATGAAAGAAAAATAATGAATGAACTCAAAACAATATTAAATAACCCAAGTATTAAAACCAGTAGGAATGAATCTAAAACATTAGACAATAAAAAGGTAGATTTAGCTAATGTAAAACAATATAATATTCAATTAAAAAATACAAAAAATTATATGAGTTTAAATAAGATTCAAGAAATATTAGAAGTAATGCCAAAAGACAAACCTAATATTTTATTTAATAAAGCTAATTATAAAACTGAATTAGTAATATTAACAAAAGAAGATTTCTACAGAATAATTAATAAATGTATAGATGGATAATAATCATACTATTAATACTAACAACAAAACAAACAGAAATAAAAATAAAATCAGTAAATAAACAAATAACAACAGTAACAAATAATAAGTACGTAGATAACTTAAAACAAAAAGCAGTAGGATACATTGGAATAAAATATAAATATGGAACAAAAAATAAATATAATACAGACTGTTCAGGACTAATATGTATGATATACGATGATAAAATACCAAGAACAACAAAACAAATGATTAAAATAGGTAATAAAATAACAATAGATTCATTAGAAACGGGAGACTTATTATTCTTCCAAAATAGAAAAAAAACAAAAGTAGGTCATGTAGCATTTTATTACGATAATAACTTAATAATACACGCAACTTCAAAAGGGGTAATTATGGATTCAATAGGAAATAATAACTGGAAACACTATTGGAGTAGTAGATATATTGAAACAAGGAGAATATAAATAAATATAACATTAATAAAACATCTTATACTATATTATAACTAAATGAGTATAAGATGTTTTAACTTATATAATAAAAATACATACAGATTACAACGTATATATAATAAAAACAATGAAATACGAAGCAAAGAAAAACATAGTAATACAGATAGGAGAAGCAATAAGAAATACAGAATCACCTATCGCAGAAGTTATAGCAGAAATGGGATTAGTTTCAGTTAATTCTTTTTATAAATGGATTAGAACTGATAATGAATTAAAACAATTGTATGAAAGAGCTAAGACAGAAGCAGCAGCTAATTATAAAGATAAGATTGTAGATTTAGCAAAGAAACAGATCTATAAGAAAGTAGAACAAGGAAGTATTAGAGCAATAGAATATGTATTAAACAATTTAAGTATGGAATTCAATCCTGATGTAAGAGAGATAAGAAAAATAATATTTAGTCAATTAATACAAGCATTAACAAATACCAATTTAACTCAGACACAATTTGAAACAATAGTAGATAGAATGAAACAAATAGAGTTAGGTATGCCAACAGATATAACAGAAACATTACAAATTGAAGCATAAACAAGACATATATTATACTCAGGAAAGAGAAAATTATTATCAAAGTATAATAGAAGCACGCGTAGTCAGTAAAAGGAAAAAAGATAATCAACAAGTTATAGATGATAGAAAAGAAAAAGCATTAAAAGATTTCCAATACTTTGTTAGTACATACTTTCGACATTATATCATAAATAAAAAAGGCATTGAAATTAAGTTAGCACCTTTCCACACTGAATTAGTTCAAAAGATATTTGATAACGATCAGATAGAGATATTAGCTGAATTACCAAGAGGACATGCAAAATCAACAGTCTTTGGAATATTTCTACCTATTTGGTTAATAATAAATAAGAAGATACATAATATGGTTAGTGTCGGACCAACTGCGGATGCTGCCTCTATACAATTAATTCATCTCCAAACAGAATTTGAGACAAATGATTTATTAATAGATGATTTTGGACCATTTAGAAAACAAGGTAATTGGAGTAAAGGTAATTTTATCATTCCAAAGTATGATGTTAAATGTAGTGCAATAGGAAAAGGTCAAAGTCCACGTGGATTCAGATATAAGAATTATAGAATAGATTTTTGTGTGGTTGATGATATTGATACAGATAAAGAATGTAGAAACCCAAAGATAATAAAAGAACAATGGGATTGGGTATTACAATCATTATTTAATGCACTTGAAATCACAGAATATAGATTCATCTGGGTAGGTAATAGATATGCTCATAATATGTTATTGGATAAGATGAGTAAGATGGAAGATATAGAACATGTTGTGATAAAAGCAATAGAGAATGAAAAACCAGTATGGGAAAATAGATTTACATTAAAAGATTTAGATAGAGTAAGGAAAAAAATAGGCAAGATTAATTTTCTAAGAGAATATATGAACACTCCAATCTCAGTAGGTTCAGTATTTAAAGAAGAAGAAATAATATTTAATGAAACTTTACCATTTATACAATATGATTATATAATAACATACGTAGATCCAAGTTGGAAACCCACTGGAGATTATAAATCATGTATAACATTAGGATTTAAAGATAGAAAGTATCATGTAATAGATGTATTTTTAAAGAAGACAACTATAAAAAAAGTAATAGAATATCTATATGAATTAAATGATATATTAGTAGGTAGTGCATTTCGTATGTATTTTGAAGCAAACTTTAATCAAGACTTACATAAATTAGAGTTTGATAAAGAAGAAATAATATATGGATATAGTTTACCAATTACATATGATAAATCAAAGAAACCTAACAAATTTGCTCGTATAGAATCTATGTCAGTTATCTTTGAGAATAACGAAATAACATTCAACAATAAAATTAAAAACTCACCTGATATGAATGAACTCCAAATACAATTATTAGGATTTATGCCAGGTAGTAAATTACATGACGATGGACCAGATGCATTACAAAGTGCAAAGGTTAAATTGGACAGTCATGTAAGAAAAACAAAATTTAAACCTATGACAGGACAAAGAGAAAGAACAAATCATTATTAAACTATGAATAATACTAAACAATCAATACAATTATTATCAGATAAACAACAAGAAATATACTCAAAAATATGTATTGTTAGAAAAACTGTTCAATATGTTTTAACTATTGATGTAGAACCTATTGATAGTTATAATTATAATAAAGATGTTCAGAATTATGATAATACAATATATAATGTTCAATTAGCACCGAGAATAACTGTGTTTGGTAGTGCAGGAACATATAAAAGACCAAAAGTAGACTCATTAGTTATTGTTTCTTTCTTAGATAGAGAGAATGCATTTGCACATTTATTCAGTGAGTTAGAACAATTCACATTAAAACAAAGTGATATAACATGGAATTTTGGAAGGAATGGTAAAAGTAAAATAATCAACCCTAATATATTTAAAGTTAATGAAACAATAATAATAGAAGATAGAATATTAAAACAAAGTATAATCAATTGTAGTCATATTCATATAGAAAACCTTACTAATTCATATATAGATTTAAACTCTCCCAGTCCAACAAATGATTTAATTATACCATGTAATGATAATGAGAGAATATTTATAGGAAGACAATTAAATACTATACAAACAAATCTATATACTGAGAAATTATCTTATTTCAGAAAAAAATGGGGATTATATTATTTATCTGTTTATTTACAAGGATTAAATCTATATATTAATAAACCATTTTACAACCCATTATTAATAAGATGGCTTTGGGAACAGTTAGCATTTCATCTATATGGAGACAAAAACAGATATGAAGATGCAAGAGATAATTTCTATTCAGTTTCTGAAGTATCGGTTTTACAAGGAGACTTAGTATGGAAAAAACCAATTGAACATACAGGAGAAGACCCACATGCTTATCTCGTAGAGTTTATTTCATATGCAACTGGAATACCATATCCAGAAGAATCAATAAACACTAATGGATTAGAATTTATTTATGATGATTTAGAAACTTCAATGAGTTGGAGTGAAATGTTAGATTTAATAGAATATAGAGAAAAAACAGAAGTAGGAATAAATCAAAGTAGAATAATAAATCAAACCCCATTAGTAAATAAAAAAATAACAGATTATAAATTAGATTTAGGTTATGAATTAGAATTCTTAAAATTAATAACTAATACTTCTGATTTATATGATCAAGCACTTTATATATTAGACAATGAGAATTTAAACATAACTGATATTCCTAAAAATAAACAAGATTCAGCCAACTCCAATTATTTTACTTATATGAATGGAACAGGAGTATATGATTCTAATTCAGTAATAGGATTTTTAATGTTTAATGGTTTTGATCCAATATCCAATGTAGTAGAATTGTGGGAAGAATACAATATGACATCTTATTATCTTCCATATTATAATCCGTTTTCAGTTTCTTATGATTCATTTTTTAATAATACAATTTTAAATGGAACTAATATAATTGATTACTTTACAAATTTTAGAGAGTATTTAGAAAGATTATATAATAGTGCATATGGTTTTCAACAAATAAAAATAACAGAAACAGATGAATATGGAGATAGTTTAAAGAAAATATTAGATGACTTTATAACTATATTACAAGGTTCAGTATTAACTTGGACAAGTGCTAATCCTTCTCCTCCACCTCCAAATTTTATACATATTTCAATTCCATCTACATCAATGACTCAAAATATGGTAGACATAAATACTAATACAAATAAAATATTAAAATAATGAATATAAAACAATTAATTCAACAATTAGCAGATAAACAAGACGAAATATATTCTAAGATTGGTATTGTCAGAGATTTTAATTCAACAGATAAAACGGTTACTGTAGATTTATTAGAAGGAGGAACAGTATATGATGTAATGTTATCAATCGGAGGGAATAGTTATGCTAAACCAACAATTGGATCAAATGTTATAGTTACTTTTTTAGATAGAGAACGAGCTTATGTTTCATTAATATCTAATAGTGATTATACAAGAGTTGAAATCGAACAAACAGATGGAGATACTTCTGGAATAACTGTTGAAAATACAGCTGATGGACCAGTTGTTTCAGTAGATAATGTAAGTGAATTTAATGTTACTACTAAACGAGGAGGAACAATGCAAGTATTAGGTGGAGATAATGTGGAAAGTTTTTTATTATATGATTTAGATAAAATATTATTACAGGTTGAATCAGGATCTAAATTATTAATAGATGAAGATGGAGTAATAATGAGTGTTCCAAATGAAAGTGGAAAAATAAAAATTGGTTGTGATACATTAACAATCAAAAATATATTAACTCAGATATTAGATATGATTAAAGTAAGTAATTATATAACTATACCAACATCAGTTCCTGGAACAGCAACATTCAATGCTACATTAATACCAGCATTAGAAGCATTACAAACAAGAATAGATAGTTTATTCGATTAAAAAATAAATTTAATAAGTAACGTATATATAATAAAAATGTTAAAATATATTACATTAGAAGAATTAAAAGTATTCATCAAAGACAATGTTTTAGGTGATATAACACAAGATAATTATACTTTAGTAGAACAAATGGAAAAGGCATCTATATCAGAAATTGATTCTTATATAGGTTTTAAGTACAATACTACTGAAATATTTAATAAGTCAGGTGATAATCGTAATACATTTATGGTTACTACAATAATTGATATGATACTTTTTCATTTACATTCTCGTATTTCACCAACAGATATACCAGAAATTAGATTATTAAGGTATCAAAAAGCAATAGATTGGTTGGAACAAGTCTCAAAAGGTAAATTAACACCTAATCTTCCAGTAATGGATTTAGAATATAATAACCGTTCTGGTGAAGATAGATTTGGTTCTGCACCAAAAGTAAATAATACATGGTTTTAAAATAATAAAGTATGAACGTATTTAAAAAATTATCTGATACAATATTTGATCCAAAAGGAACAAAGAAAGGACGAACTGTAACTACAAAGATAATAGAAAGAAATAATTATCGAATAAGAGAATCAATTGCTTCGTGGAGAATAGCATTAGAAAATGCAGAAAGTAAAATACAACCAGACAGAATTCCATTACTAAGAACTTATAACGAAATAATATTAGATGGTCATTTATCTGGTATAATAGATTTAAGAATAGAAAATGTAACCGGATTAGATTTCAGTTTACTTTCTAAGAATGGAGATATAAATGAAAAAGCAACTAATAAGATTAAAAGTAAATGGTTCTATCAATATTTATATCATGCTATGAATTCTATTTTTTATGGACATTCATTAATGCAGATAAATGGTATATATAAAAATAATGTTAGTTCACTTACTTTAATACCAAGAGAAAATGTTAAACCTGAATCAGGGGAATATATAGAAGATAGTTATAATATATATGACACTAAAAGTTATATAAAAAATAAATCTTTGTATAGATGGTTAATAGAAGCGTATAAAGAAAGAGATGATTTAGGATTACTCTCAAAAATAGTTCCATTAGTTCTTTGGAAACGAAGTGCTCAGTCAGCATGGGCTGAATATACAGAAGTATTTGGAATGCCTATTAGAATAGCTAAGACAAGCACAAATGTAGAAGAAGACAGAACCAGATTATATAATTTTGTAAGAGATTTAGGTAAAAGTGCATTTGGAGTAATAGATGCATCAGAAGAAATAGAATTTGTTGAAACAAGTAGTTCAGATGCTTTCAATGTTTATGACAGACTTATTGATTTAATGAATAAGGAAATGTCAAAACTTATATTAGGTTCAACAATGATTGTAGATGATGGAGCGAGTTATTCTCAATCACAAGTTCACCAATTACAGTTTGATCAAAAGATTAAAAGTGATATAAGATGGATTGAATTCATTACAAATGATTTTCTAATTCCAAAATTAGTAGAATTAAAAATATTACCAAAAGGATTAACTTTCAAATTTGATAGAAGTGAAAAATTAACATTAACTCAGCAATTTGCTATTGATAATGAAATTAGTAAAATGTATCCACTCTCAAAAGATTATTTAGAAACTACTTATAGAGTTGAATTTGCTGAACCTATTGAAACAGAATTAGTAGGAGAAGTAGAAGAAACAATACCTGAAGAAACAGTATAATGGAAACACCTGAATTAGATAGAATAATTGCTAAATGGAAACACATAATTATTACTTTACCTAATGATATTAAAAAGATAGTTGAAGATAAAACAACAAAATCATTTAAAAACAAGTCTTGGGATAGTAAATCTTGGAAGAAAAGTAAAAATACAGGTAAAATACCAAGTTTAATTGATACTGGTAAAATGAAATCTCAAACAAAAGTATCAACTTCTAAAAATAAAATAACAGTATTAAGTAACACAGATTATTCAAGCTATCAGAATTATGGAACAAATAAGATACCACAAAGACAATTTGTAGTTAATGAAGAAGAATTAGAAGAAATAATTGTTAAGCAAATAGAAAAAGAACTTGACAGATTATTCTAAATAGTTAAACATTAAACAATTAAAAATGATATCATACATATATAAATTCTTTCAATATATAATCACAGAACACTTATCAGAAGTAAAGTATGTAAATTTATATAATGACCAATTTAACAATTCTCTTAAAGCAAGTGATTTTAATTATCCAGCAATATTAATTGAGTTTCAAACCTTAAATGAATTTGAACAATATGCTCAAAGAATACAAATGATGGATATGAATGTAATATTACATGTTGGAACTGAATTTTATAGTGGATTAAGAAGAGGAGATAGTCAGCAAGACGAAGCATTAGAACATTTAGATATAGTTGATAGTGTATTTAAAGCATTTGAACAAAAGAATTCAACTAATTTACCAGATACATTAGTAGATAGTAGATTTTATATTGGGAATATACACAGATTTAATTTTGAAATGTTAAGTGATTATGATGCTGTAAAAGTAACAAAGAATAATTTCCGCTTTAGATTTTTAGATATGAGTGCAATGCCAATTTATACAAATGAAACAATTGGATGTGAATTAAACATTGGTTATACAACTGAACAAGCAAAAGTAATAAATCTAATAACATAGTAAAAAATAAATTTAATAAGTAACGTATATATAATAAAATAACAATGTTTAGATATATTTTAAGTACAAATGACATTAGTTCCCATGGTACAATTGTTGAAACAGCAGGAATAGATTTAAGTGAATTTGAAGAAAATCCTGTAATGTTATACAATCACAAAATAGATAAAGTTTTGGGCAAATGGAATCAAGTTATTAAAGAAGACAATAAATTATATGGTATTGCTGAATTCGATAATACAAATGAAAAAGCAATCGAAATACAAAATCAAGTCACAAAAGATTATGTAGTCGGAGTTTCAATTGGAGCAGAAATTTTAGATGGTTATATCAGAGAGGAAGATGATGTATTAATCATAACAAAATCACTTCTTAAAGAAGCATCAATTACCGCCCTTCCTGCAAATAAGAAAGCAAGAGTGATAAAAGACACCGATTATATAATTGATGATGACTTTTATTTACAGTTATCATATGACAATGAAACAAATATTAATAAAATAAAATCCAAAATGAAAAAAGAAAAAGAAATAAAAAATACAGTATTTCATAATGACCCAAAAACACAAAAAATGAAAGATATTAAAAAAGATATTACTCCTCCTGAAGTAGAAGATATTAAGGTAGAAGTAAAACCTCCAGTAGAAGATGTAAAAGTAGAAAAGAAAGAAAAGAAAAAAACTAAATCTACAAAGAAAAAAGTTGAACTTTCAGAAGATATTCAAACTCTTCCTGATAGGATAGTTAAAATGCTTAGTATAGAATTAAGTGAAGGTGAAATATTACCAACTAAAATTCTTTTAAGTATTGGAAACCTATTAAGTGAACATAAAGTATTAAAAGAAACAATAGAATTAAAAGATGAAACCATTAATAAATTAAAAAATGACATGGCAAATAAAGACATCGAAAGTTTTATTGATTCAGCAATTGAAGACGGAAAAATAGAAGAAGAAAGTAAAGATAATTATATCAAACTTGCTAATTCTAATTTTGAAACAGTTAAAGATATTATAAATAACATGGAAATGACAGTTAATCCAGAAATAAAATTAACTGATGAAATTAAAACGGAAGATAAAAAACAAAATGCTAAAAAATACTTAGACTACGACCCAAAAGAATTAAAAGAAATGTCAGAAAGTAATAAAGTTAAATACGATAAATTATTTAACGAACAATATCCAAAAATGGCAAAACACAATAAATAAATTAATAATAACAATTAAAATTAAATAAAATGGCTTTAAATAGACAACAATGGATTAGTGAAATACAACCTAATCTTTACCCAACAAATGAATTTTATAACTACGCAAAAAACCACGATGTATATGTTAATAACAACATTGTACATATTCCGCAAGCAGGAACAATGCCTACTGCATTAATTAATCCACCAGTTCCAATATCAGGTTCGGTAAAAAGAACAGACGCTGATTTAACTTATTCTTTAGCTACTATTGTTTGTCCTGCAATGTATGTTAATTATATTGAAGAAGTAGAATTTTCATATGATATTAGAAGTTCTTACATTAGTGATATTGTAAACACTTTAAATTCAGGAGTAGGTGATTATGTAGCTTATAACTGGGCAAATACTCCAGGAACAAACGTCGTAAGAACAAGTGGTTCATTGAGAACACCTTATGGTGCAAATCAAACAGGAACAAGACGAGCATTGACCTTAGATAATGTTAGGGAAGCACAACGAACAATGGATTATGATGATGTTCCACAAGAAGGAAGAAAAATGTTAGTAGATGCAGGTTTATATTCAGATTTACTTCAAATTGATGAATTCGATAATAGTTATATTCTAACAGGTAAGGCTGTAGAACAAGGTGTTGTTGGTAAAATTTGTGGATTTGATGTAATGAAACGAAGTAGAACATTATACTATGACCAAACAGCTGCAGCTAAAATTGGAGTTGGAGTAACTGTTTCAGCAACAGATAACTTAGCCGCTATTTGCTGGCATCCAAGTTTTGTAAGTCGAGCTAAAACAAATGTTAAATTATTTGGTTTAGATAGACCAGACCCATTATATATGGAATATGTTGTTTCAGCAAATGTAAGATATGGTGGAGCTAAAATACGAACAAACGAAGAAGGTGTAGTAACTATCGTAGAACAAGCATAATAAATAAATAAAGTAGATTAAGGAGTTATTAATTTAACTCCTAAATCATAATAATAAAAAATAAAAGACTATGAATGATATTATTTTTATAAAAGGAGCTGGAGGACTTGGAAGAGTCGCAGGAGCACAGGATTATCTTTCTGGTTTAGTATTCTACGACGAAGAGTTTGAAACAACTTCTCAAATGGTAGCATTAGGAATTTCAACATTTACTGATACATCAAGAATACATGATTACAGTAGCTTATCAGCATTTGAGACAGCAACTGGAATGACAGAAACCAACTTACCAACTAAATTATATTGGTATCAAGTAAGAGAATATTTTAGATTAAATCCCACAGGTAAAGTATATATTGGATTGTTTACAGATACATCACAAATTGGTGTTCCAGTAGCAGTTGATTTTGAAGAAATAAATACTTTACAAACATACGCAGACGGAACGTTAAGACAAGTCGGAGTATTATTACAATCAAACACATTTGCAACTTCAGATGTAGAATTAATTCAAGGAATATGTGATACATTGGAAGATGAACACATGCCATTGTCAGTTATTTACGGAGCAGATTCAGACACAATTTCAACTGGAAGTTTTGCTGATTTACGTGATTTATCAACAGTAAGTCCTAATGTATCAGTAATGATTGGTCAAGATGGAGATAATGATGGAGCAGCTTTATTTACTTCAGGTGGATTTTCGATTCCAGCAATTGGAGCAGGATTAGGAGCTATATCAAGTGCAAAAGTAAATGAAAGTATTGCTTGGGTCAGTAAATTTAACTTTTCAGGTGGAGGAGAATTAGAAAATCCTGCAATTGGAGATGGAACATTAGTAAAAGATTTAACTACAGCATCTAAAGACGCATTGAACACCAAAGGATATATTTTCTTATTGAAACATGTTGGAATAGCTGGAACTTATGTAAATGAGAATAGCACATGTGATGTAGTCACAAGTGATTATGCTTATATGGCAGAAGTTAGAACTATTGATAAAGCAATAAGAGGTATTAGAACAGCATTATTACCAGAATTAAACTCTCCAATACAAATTAATCCATCTGATGGAACTATTAGTATTTATACGATTAAGAGTTTAGAAAATTTAGCTCAAAAACCATTAACTCAAATGGAAATTGATAAAGAATTAAGTGGTAGTTCAGTAACTATTGATCCTGCTCAAGATGTTCTTTCAACTTCAAAAGTAGAAGTAACAGTAAGGTTAGTTCCTTATGCAACTGCAAGAGAAATAGAAGTAACAATTGGTTTCACAACACAATTATAAATAAAAAATAAAATTAGGATAAAATATTAAAACTTTATCCTAATTTAAAAAATATAAAAATGGCAGATACAAAATATAGCATAAGACAAGGAGAATCTATAGAATTAATTATAAATGCTTTAGATGAGAATGGATCACCATTAACCGTTTCTGGAAGTACAATAACGAATATTTTAGTGACAATGTCAAATAAAAGTTCGATATTTGGAAAATACTCATTAAGTTCAATGGGTTCAGATTGGGGAGATTTAGAAACATCTGGAAGTGTAATAACAATTCAAGCAGAAAGAAGTAATACTAAAGATTGGGATTCTGGAGTTGCTGATACAACTGTAACTGTGGAAACATTACCAAGCGGATCAACAGATTATTCAGTATATGATTATTTAGTAACTGACTTTTTAGAAATTTATCCTTCAACAAATGCTGGATATTCATTAATTCATTAACAATAAAATAAAATGGCAGATATATTAATAAACGGTAACGCATATGATTGGGCTTCTATTACACTTCAATTTAATATTGATGGGTTAGATGATAGAGTTATATATGGTATTTCAAAAATAACATATAAAGACAATCAATCATTCCAAAACAACTATGGTCAAGGAAGACATCCTGTTTCAAGAGGAAGAGGAAATATAACAGCTGAGGCAAGTGTTACATTGTCAGCTGAAGAATTCTTAAAATTACAAGCAGTCGCACCAGATAATGTAGTTCAAGATATTACAGAGTTCGATGTAATTGTAACTTATGCTCCACCAGGACAAGATTCAACAACAGATACATTGCATAATTGTTTCTTAGCTGATAATGGTAGAGATGTAAGTCAAAATGATATGAACATTGAAGTAGAAGTAAACTTAAATCCATCTCATATAACTTACGATGATTAAGAGAGATATTTTAATAAATGGAAATGCTTATAATTGGGGGTCTATTACGGTTGTAATGGGAGGTAATCCATTATTTGGTATTTCTAATATAAATTATTCAGAAGAAATGACTGTGGTAAATTATATGAATCACAGTCCATTTCCCTCAAAACAAGGTTATGGTAATATAAATGTTGTAGCATCAGCTACATTAGATCAATATGAAATATCTATATTAGAATCTGTAGCAACAAATGCAAGAATACAAAATTTACCTCGTTTTGATATTATAGTTATATTTACTCCTGATAATAATTTATTTAGAACTTTATTTATTAAAAATTGTAAGATTAGTACAAATGGTTTTGATGCTACTCAAAATGATATGAACATTGAAACAGAATTGAATCTAAATCCAACTCATATTATACATGAATACGAAGAATTAAAATATGCAGTTGCAGAATTTTAAAAACAAAACAAAATGAACAAAACAAAACAGAAATTACAGGAAAAAGGAATTAAATTTTTCCATATTATAACAGGTAATAAAAAAGAATGCTTTCTAAAAATATTAGAACGTCCATCTATTAGACGTTATTTACCTTTGTTAGAAAAAGATATTGTAAAAACAACACAATTAATCTTAAAAGAAAACTGGTTAGGTGGAGATAAAGAAATTCAAACAGACTCAGAAGAGTTTTTATCGGCGATGTCAGTAATAAATAAAATGTTTGAGTCTAAAGATGCAACAATTAAAAAAGAAGAAAACTATTATATTATAAAAGTAGATAAATATAGTTGTAAAGTAAGGAAACCAAATATATCAGAATTGGGAACAATAATTAGTTTATCAGAAAGAGATCCAATTAAATCTAATGAAGTATTTTTAGATAAATGTTGGTTAAGTGGAGATGAAATAATTAAAACTCAAGATGATTTGTTTTTTGGAGTAAGTGCAGTATTAGGAGAAATTATAACTTTTAAAAATGCAACTTTAAAAAAAAATTAGACTTATATGAAGTATCAAAATCTAAAAATAGAGATGTAATAAGGAAAGCCAACATTGCAATAAGAAAATATTTACATATAGATCCTTCAAAATTAAGTACGGATGAATGGGCAGAAACTTTTACCTCTTTACAATGGTTATTAGAAACAGAAAATCCACAAAACAATGCCTAAGGGAATAATTTACAAAGCAACAAATATAAAGAATAATAAAAGTTACATTGGACAAACAATACGAGAGTTAAAAAGTAGAAAAAAAGAACACATAAATAATAATAGTTCAACTAAATTTCATAAAGCGTTACAAGAATATAAAGAAGATTTTAAATGGTCTATTTTATATTCTTGTAACGCTTGTTTATTAAATATGATGGAACTATACTTTATTGAAGAATATGATACTTTTGATAATGGTTATAATTCTGCTAATAAGGCAGTGGTAAAAGGATATAAACTTTGTGAAGAAACCAAACAAAAAATGAGTAAAGGTAGTAAAGGTAAAGGAAATAACATGTATGGTAAGCGTCATTCAGAAGAAACCAAACAAAAAATGAGGGATAAAAAAACAAATAAAACTAAATATAACTTCATACATAAATCAGGTAAAATCGAAGATAATATAATTCAAAATGAAATGTGTTTTAAATATAACCTTAATAGAGGAAATATATATAAATTAATAAAAGGAAAAATAAAACAGTTTAAAGGTTGGAAATTAAAAATATAAAGATATGGCACAAATTAAAATAACAGCAGTATTAGATGATAAAATTACTTCTTCATTTAATAAAATAAAAAATAAGTTTGATAAGTTTGATCCAATGAAGAAAACTCGAGATGGAGTTAAAAAAACAATCATACAAACTAAAAGATTAGAAAACGAAATAGATGATACTCGTAGAGCTATCTTAAAACTTCAAAGAACAAATCTCACAGCAAGTAAAGCTCAGCAAAAGAATATTAAAAGAGAAATTTCAGGACATAAACAATTACAAAGAGAACTAAGAGAAGATTTAAGATTAGAAAAAAGAAGAACAAGAACTCCAGGTGGATTCCAATCACAAATATCTGGTGGAGTAAGTAAAGGTATGGGAGGTATAGCAACTAAAATGGGTGGTATTGGAATAGCTATCGGAGCAGCAACTGGAGTAATGACAGTTGGAAAAAGTATTTTAGATATAACTATGAAAATGGAAACTCTAAATGCTGTATTAACAAATACACTTGGTAGTTCAGACGAAGCTGCTAAATCAATGAAAATGCTACAAGATATAGCTACTCAGACACCATTTGAAATTGATAAACTTACAGAATCTTATGTTAAATTAGTAAATAGAGGATTCAAACCAACATCAGAAGAAATTGTTAAATTAGGTGATTTAGCTTCTTCTACTGGTAAAGATTTTGACCAATTAGCAGAAGCATTATTAGATGCACAAACAAATGAATTTGAGAGATTAAAAGAATTTGGAATTAGAGCTAAGAAAGATGGTGATATTGTTAAATTTACTTTCAAAGGAGTAACTACAGAAGTTCAAAATAGTGAAAAGGCAATAACTGATTATGTATTAAGTTTGGGAGATGTAGAAGGAGTTACTGGTTCAATGGCTGCAATATCAGCTACAATGGAAGGAAGAATAAGTAATTTAAGAGATATATTTACTCAAACAGCAGCTACAATTGGTTCAAAATTTAGTCCTGTCTTAATAATAGGATTGAATAAGATTATAGATTTATTAAGCAGTGGAGCGTTTAATAATGCCCTGACAAATATATTAGATTGGGGAATGGCATTTGTGGATAATATTCAAATTGCAATTGATTATTTATCTACAATGATTAGACCATTTACACGAATACTTAAATCGTTATCTGGTATATTTAGTATCTTTGGCGGTGTTACAGATAAAGCAAATGCGTTAGGAATGATAATGAAAACTGTTTCAATTGTTATGAAAGTAATAACATTTCCAATGAGAGTTATTTCTGAAGTTATTTCTATAATTTTATCTGTTGCTATTAGAATTGGAATTGCTATTGCAAAATGGTTATTAAAATTCGAAGGAGTTAGAAAATTTATTAGATGGATTTTAGATGCATTCAGTAATATTTCAGATTGGGTAAAAGGTATTGGGGAAAAATTTACAGCTTGGACAGGGGGCATTTCGTTTTTAACTGGTGGCTTAGATGATTTTAATGGTAGTTTATTACAAACAAAAGAAACAGCAGCGGCAGTTAATACTATTTTTAATGATACGTTTAAAAAAGTAATTGAAACAAATTCAGTTCTAAGAAGAATACAAAATAGAAAAAGATTAGGAGCTGGGATTGCTGGGGTAGTTAAACCTGAGCCCACATCAACTATGGAAGGTGGACCAGTTACTCCATCCCAAGGAGTAACTGGAAAAGACACAATATTAAAAACTGATAGAAGTGTTAAAAATATCAGTATTAATATAGCCAAAGTAAATGAAACAGGAGCAATAACTATAACCACTCAGAATATTAAAGAATCAGCTATTAGAATACAAGAAATAGTAAATGCTGCATTACAACAAGCATTAGTAAATGCAACTGAATTATTATAAAAAAAACATTAATTTGAAACGTATATATATTAAATACAATTAGAATGGCAAATCCAATACAAACATTAAAACGAGTGAGTGGATTTGGTTTAGGATTGTTCTTAGACCAAGACAATATATATCATCCTCAAGATTATTTAGATATTACAACATTATCAAGACAACTTGGAACTCCAATTGGAGATAAGTTTGTTGATTTAGTAATACCAGTAGATGATAATACTTTTAATGAAGATATAGAAGGTTTAAAAGATACATTAAGATTAAGATTAGAAGATCCATTAATAAATATTAGTAGAACAAGAAACATTATTAAAACTTCTATCAATGGTTTAAATGGAGAAATAATAGAGTTTATGAGCAATGGTAATTATGAATTTACTCTAAAAGGTGTAATAACAAGTGATAAAATATGGGAATATAATTGGATTGAAATTAACAGTTTATTACAAATGTGTTCATATGGAGATAAAGCATTAAAATTAGAATCAGAATTATTCAATACTTTTTATAATATAACAGATGCTGTAATTACAGATTTTAGATTACAACCACAAGCAAACATGTCAAATGTAATAGAATATGATATTGCATTAGTAGACGATAAAAATCAAAATATATTCTTAGAAAATGTATAGACCACAAGTAAAAATAACAATACAAAAAGGAACAGAACTCAATGTATTTTATATATATCATGTCAATAGTATTGAAATAGACCATAATATAAATAATTTAACAGATACTTGTCAAATAAAACTACCGAAAAAAGATTCTAATTTAGAAAACAATGATTTATTTTATGAATATGCTCTTAATCATTTTATTGAAATTGGAGATAAAATAAAAGTTGAGTTAGGTTATAATGAATATAAAACAGTATTCGAAGGTTATATAAAAAGATTTGATTTAGTTAATGATGGAGTGATTTTAGTTTGTGATGATAGTATGTATTTATTAAAGAAAGCAAATAGAAGTTTACACTCTTGGAATGATAATCCGACTTTACGTTCTGTCATAGAAGAAATTACAAATGGGTTAGTGACATTAGATAATATATTAACTTTTTCTTTTGATAAATTAAGAGTTAAAGATTTATTGAGTCCAGCTGAAATAATACAAATGATAAGTGAGCAATATAATTTCTTTTCGTATTTTAGAGATAATAGTTTAAATGTGGGTTTTAAATATCCAACGAACATAGATTCTAAAAATTATGAATTTGCATATCCTCATGAAATTGACAGAAATCCAATAATTGTTAATAATTTACAAAGACAATATATAAACGAAGAACAATTAGTAATAATTGGGAAATCTGTTCAGCCCAGTAATGAAGTAATTACTGCTTATGTTGATATTGATAATTTAGATGGAATAATATCAAATGACATACCTGAAAAAGATACAAAAATAGAATTAAATATACCAGGTTTATCAAATGATAGTATTTTAGAAATGTTAAAAAATAAATGGGAATCATTAAGTAAAACAGGATACAAAGGTACATTTACTACATTTGGAAAACCTTATTTAAGAGTAGCTGATAAAGTAGATTTAAACTTACAATATTCTACTAATACAGAAAACGGATTATATTACATTGATTCAGTTTATACAACATTAGATTCAAATGGATATAGACAAGAAGTAACATTGGGAAGTAAAATATAAAAAATAACAAAATTTAAAAACGTATATATAATAAATGATACGACAAGGAATAATATTAGAAAAAGAAACAAATTCTGGATCATTAGATTTAGATTTTTACAATGGAGATTTCATTGTAGATAATACTATATATCAGGAAACAGAATTAATATTAAATTATGGTCCCGGTCATTTAAAACAACATCCAGATTTAGGAGTTCACATAATACATTTTAATAATGGAAATTATAATATAGCTTTTAAAAGGAAAATTATTAGAGAATTGTTAAAAGATGATTTTATAATAAATAGAATAACTAATGAATCAGAATCAATTTCACTTGAAACTTTAAATATAGATGTCAGTTAGAAAATACGAATATCAAAATATGTTAGACTTTATATTAACTAATTTAGGTGATATAGAATCAAATTTATTTACTTTTATGGAATCGCAATTATATACAAGTTATGTTGATTTTGATGATTTAATAGTGAAGAAAATAAATGTAGATCCAAATTCAAATATAATTACAGACTTCTATAAGGAAGAAAATGAGATCGTAGCAACGAAACATGACCCTCCTGATACAGCTGCAAGTTTTGATTATTCATTTGATTTAAGTTTTGAATCATAAAAAAATAAATATATGTCAGTAAAAACAAGAACACAATTAAAAAGTCAAAACGACACTGAAATTACACAAAATCCAGACAGATTAGTAACTGGTCAGATATTACATGACAATTTAGAAGATGTAATTGATAGTGCAGTATTACAAGATGAAAAATATGCAGATGTAACTTCAGCTACTTTTCCTATTGCATCAGATGATTCTTATGCAATAGGGCAAAAATGGATAGATACAACAACAGATGTAGTTTATGTTTGTGTTGATAATACAGCTTCAACTGCTATATGGAATGCTATGATGAGTAGTAATATTTTAATATCAGACGCAGATGAAGATACATTTATTACTACTGATTTAAGTGGAACTGATTCAGATACATTAATTGCACAAGCAAACCAAACTGGATCTGATAAATTGATGGGGTGGAGAGACGGAAGTGGAAATGAGTATATACAATTTTTAGCAGATGGAACAATTAAATCAATAGATACTGTTAATCCAGCTAATAGCTCTTGCTCAGTTAAAGGAAGTCATATTACATTCACAGCACAAGTAGCACAAGGAAGCCGTATAAATGCTGATAAGAGTAGTTATATTGACTTACCCACTACAAATGGAATAGATTATTTCAAAATAAAGACGAATCATGTCGATCAATTAGGATTCGTATCTGCATTAGATGTTCATAATGATTTTACGATTAGAGAGAATAGTTTTTCAATAGGAACTGCTTTGATTGGTAACTTATTAACATTTAACGAATATACAGGAACAAGGAATAGTGTACCAGCAAGAACAATTAATTTAGGCGCACAAACTTTAGATATAGGAGCTTGGAATCCAATAGATACAAATATTTACGCTCAAGCAGGACGTGCTGTAAATAATCCCGCTTATAAAGGTGGGGATATTAATATTTTACCAGGCGCAAAAGGACATTCAGGTGCTACTGATGGAGATGTTTTTATAGTATCAACACATGGTAACACAGGATTTAGAACATTAACACCTCAAGAAATAATAGATGTAAGTGGAAGCGTTCGAGCAACAGATTTATTTCGAATGCAAGGTTCAACTTCAGGATCTATTGCAGCAATGACTCCAATAGCAGGTGACATTAGTTACAATACTACTTCAAATAAACACATGGGATATGATGGAACAATTTGGAATAACTTATATTAATAATAAAAAATAAAAAAAATGTTAAAAGTAAAAGCAAATAAATTAAAAACCAATGGGATTCTAATTACAGAACTAACTTATATTAGAATATCATTTACAACAAGATATGGAGAAGTAGATCCAAACAATGAAGATAATGTATTAGCATGGATTCAATACAGAGCATGGACAAAAAGTTCATTTGATGAAAGTGGATTAAGTGCTCCAATGTTTACAATAGATGGTATAAATGATGAAATTGTTAAATCAATAAATAAAACTGAATCATATGGTTGGGTAGAATTTAATCAATTATTTAAACAATATATGATTGATACACTTGGTTTGGTAGAAAGTGATTTTGAAATAGTTGGTTTATAAAATTACATTTAACTACGAATTTCATAGTATTATACAGAAAAATAAATAACAATGACAAAAAGAAATTTTAATTACGAAGAACTTAATAAACATATTTACGGAGGATTATTACCGTTCAAATATGATTTTATTGATATTGTAACAAGAAACTTAGCAAACAAACCAACACAAATAGATTTTTATCAAAACTCAAAAGGAGAAACAAATAGTGTTAAGGCTATGGAATTATATTTAACTTATGATGGTAATAATCTTATTGCAACAATAGAATCTAAAATACTTATTACAGTAACTGAATCTACATAAAATAGAAAACATGAACGAAAGTAAAAAAATGAATATAGCAGATTATTTAGTCTGGGAATTAATAGATATTTTTGATTCTGGAGATGTAAGTTATGATAATACTATAATTGTGGCTAAATCAGGTGCTCAATATAATAGTATTAAAGCTGCATATGATTATGTATTAACTCAGTCTCCTTCTTCATCTAATAGATGGGTAATTTTAGTTTATCCAGGAGTTTATACAGAAGATCCAATAACTTTAACTTCTTATGTAGATTTAAAACCAGTTGGAGAAAGATTTACAACTAAAATAATTGCTAATGATATAAATAATCCGCTTTTTACAACTTTTGGTTTTGGACCAACATCTGTTCAGGATTTTTCATTAGAAGGTCCTGCAAGTTCATCTATTTTTTATAATAATACTGCTTCAATAGCATTACAAGTTAATAATTGTCAATTTGCAGATGCTTTATATGCTTTACATTGTGATAAAGGTTTAATTGATATTACAAATATTGGAACCACTCCTACTTCTGCAATGGAAAATATGGTAAGAGTTACTGAATCTGGAAGTGTTTCATTGCATTTCTGTGATATCAGGAGTAGTGCAGCATTTGAAAATTTTATTTATTGTGAAAGTGGTTCTTTGAATTTCGGAGATATATATTTGAATTCTCCAAATGTAAATGTTGGAATATGTGCAGTTGGTTCTTCTTTGGTTAGTGGGCACAATTTTACTATGTCAGAAGGAACTACAGCTTTAAAATTAGACGGTAGTACACTATTTGATAGTAGTACATTAAGATTAGAAGGTAATTTAATAACACACATTGAAATATTAAATAATTCTGTAAAATGTCATGCTTTAAGTGGAGAATTAGATACAGATAAATTTGTTTTTTCGCAAGGTTATGCAAATGATATTATGACCTTCGTAGATACTAAAGAAGATGATGAAGGTTTTAAAATATTTGGTGAATTAGGAGTAGGAAGGCCAGAGAGAGGTTCTGAGTCTGTATTTGGAGAAGGAGACTCTTATACTCGTGGAATGTTAGTTTATACTTATGATGGTTCAACTTATGTAGATGTAAGTGAAGAGGCAAGAAGTGCAAGTGAATCTACATTTACATTTCCTAACATTAATTCAGGTAGTGCTATTTATGTAGCAAGTAGTTTACCAAATGGAGATTATTTAAAACATTATGGAATAAAAACAAAAGTAAATACTCCAGTGACACTTGGAACAGGAGATATAATTATAGAATATTGGAATGGTAGTATATGGGCAGAAATAAATGGGATGGAAACAGATGCAGGAGATAAATACTTACCATATGCAGAAAATTATTTTCACAACTCTGGAAGTTATCAAATTAGATATGATTCGGAACTTGCAAATGATAACTGGACCAAAAACAACCCAATGTCAATAAGTAAGAGTTATTATTGGATGCGTTTTAGAATTTCCAGTGATATAACAACAACTCCTATATTAGAACAATTCAAATTACATACAAATAGAAAAGAAATAAATTCAGATGGTTATGTAGAATATTTTGGTAGTGCAAGACCTAAAAAAACTTTACCTTGGTCAATAACAGATGCAATTGCTTGGAGTAGTTCCCCAGGGGACCAAGATTTATTTGTATTAGACAGCGATGATGGCGATGATTATGATATAGGATTTGGTAGAACAGAAAACAGTTTTTCAGCCAACGCAAGAGACAGAATAAGTATTGGAATACCAATACCAGAAGATTTTGATACTTCTTCTCCTATTAAATTAAATGTTTATTGGATGGGAACAAGTGATACAGCAGGTAATATAAATTGGAAAGTATCAAGTGGTGTTGTAGCAATTGGAGATGGAATTACGACAGCAATTGGAGATGCACCAAATTCATTACGCTCTGGCTTCATTAGTGATGGTTTAGAAGCTGTGGGAACAAATGAATCAGACATATTAAAAAGAACAACAATAACATTTTACGTTTCAGAAGGAATAGCAAGTTATACAGATGGATCAGGAGATATATTAGTTATTTCATTAATTTCAGATGGAACAGACGGAACAGATACTTATCCTGGAGCTCGTAATGTATTAAATATTAAAGCAACTTATACAGCTTGGAATGAAGGAGCACATGTATAATAAATTAAAAATAAAATGGAATTCTTAGGAATAGATATTAATCAATTAAGTCAATGGGGAATTATTATAATAGCAATATTGTATATTTCTTGGGATATAATAAAAAGATTAATAAGTAAGTCAGAAATAACAAAATCTGCAACAAAACAAACAAAAGTATTAGAAAAAATAAGTAATAATTTAGATAAACAATCTGAAATAAATTATAAAATATTAGAATATCTAAATACAATACAAAAAACTTATTCAGATGAATTAGGAGATGATCAATATCGTATATTCATATTGAGATTAACTTATACTGCTAAATTAAGAATAAGGCATTTTGTAGTAGAAATCATAGAACAGAACCATTTATTTGAAAACAAAGATAAAGTTAAAGAAAAAATAGAGTCTTTCGTAAATAATTTATATCAGAAAGATTGTATAGACTTAAAACAATTCAAATATAAAAATACAGTAATAAACAATTTTATGGAAGAAGTTTGGACTCAAGAAATAGTAGAAGGTTTAATTAATGCTATTTATGGAAATGAAAAAAAGGAAGACAAAATTAAATATTCTTCTTTCTTCTTAAAAACTAAATTCCAGGATATTTATAATTCATTTTTAAACCATTTGAACTAAAAACTATGAAAGGAGTAATATATCAAGTAATAACAAATAAAAATAAAAACTATGGCCAGAACGATAGACGCAATTTTTCAGGAAATAATAACTGAAAAAATAAATCAAGCTACATTAAAAGATAAATTATTAAATGAGGACGGAACTTCTTCATTATCAACAGAACAAGATTTATTAGATTCGTTAAAAACGACAAGTAAAGTTGCTATATGGAAATTATGGGCTTATATCACATCAGTTGTTATATGGGCACATGAAAATCTTTGGGACTTATTTAAAGTTGAAATAGAAACTATTAAAGAAAGTGCATTTGTTGCTTCTTTATTGTGGTGGACAGAAAAATGTAAGGTGTGGCAATTTGGATATAGCCTAACTATTGATTCAGATGATTATTCAGTTGGTTATGATACAATAGATGATACAGTACAATATATTGAACATGCAGCAGCCATTGAATCTGGAGGCAAAGTAATTTTAAAAGTAAGAAGAGAAACATCAGATATATTAAGTGCTGAGGAATTAGAAAGTTTTGAATCTTATGTTTTTCAATTAAAATTTGCTGGAACAAGAGTAATAATTTGGAACTTTGAAAGCGATAAATTAAAATTGTATTATGATGTTTATTATGATCCAATCGTTGGTTTAACTACAATACAAGCTAATGTGGAAACTATTATAGATGATTATTTAGATAACATTGAATTCAATAGTGAAGTTGATATAACTCAATTAACAGATAATATTCAGACAGTAGAAGGTGTAAAAGCAATAACGTTTACCAGTGGAGAAGGAAGAGCTGATTATGCTTCAACATTTACTAATATAGATAATTATTATAGTTCTATTGCAGGTTATTGTAGCATTGATCCGCTTTCCCCATTAAGTACAACTCTTAATTACATAGCAAAATATTAAAAAATGATACAAATTAGTTTCAATAGAATAATTAAAGATTTATTACCAACAGTATTAAAGATTAAAATTAATACAACAAATAATCTATATCAATGGTTAGTAAGTCTTATAGCACCAGTCAAAGCATTATATGTTGATTATTTAGCTTATAGAAGTGATTCTTTATATGAAATAAATCACACAGGACAAGTATTAAGTTTAGAACATATATTAAATAAAAATTTTGGGACACCATTTCCAATTGACCACTCTGGAAGTATATATATCGGAGATGGTAATTGGTTAGAAGAAACTTACTTATTTAATAATGTTGATTGGGGGTCTCCATTAAATGATGAACCAGTTTACTTATTTGATAATAGTGAAATGGCATTTGTTAGTGGAAGTAATATATTATTAGAAAACTTTCCAAGTGGAGCAACTTACTTAGATGGTGTTTTTGAACCTACATTTGATATCGATGGAAAACAAAGCTATCAACAAGTAGATGATAATGATGTAAAATTAGAATGGAGTGGTAGTTGGTATTTATACGATAGTTTAGATACTTATTATACTTCGACAGAAAATAAAGAAGTAAGATGGGTAGAAACTTTTACTGATTATGCAAGTGGTTCAATTTTATCAGATTGGAATATAAAATATCTTACTTATACATATGAAATGACAGAGTATGATGATGATGATATTGATTTTAACGTATATGTACCAATGTCAATATATAGTTTACCAGAAAATGTTAATATAATTAATGCTTATGTAAGTAAATATAAGGTGGCTGGATATACTTATCAAATAATACCATATTAAAAAACTAAAAAATAAAATAAAATGAATAGAATAAAATTCACAGATTATACAGGTGGTCTACCATTAAAAAATAATGACTTAGAAAGAGTAGAAGAAACTATTAAGGGAAATGATTATGAAGCTCTAAAAGCTATTACTTCTACTACAAATTTCATATTACATGGCATGGTATGGACACTTGCAACTACAACGGTTGGAAGTGGTGCAATAGTTCATACAGGAGAAATATATACTACAACTAATTTTTTAACATCTGTTTCAGATATAGATAATGTTTGGGTTGTTAGTGATTATACTTATGATTCAGATGGTTTAAAAGTATATAAAGATGGTGTATCACATGATACATGGCAGAATAGACAATGTAAATATATCGAACAAGTAGCTACACCAGTAGGATATGATTGGTATGTCAGCTACAGTAGTTTAGCAAGATATGAAGAAAAACTAATAGATAAAGTGTTTGATGATTATACTCATTTCTTTACTGAATTACAGACATTTTATGATTCAGACGTTAAAACTTGGACTGCATTGAGTTATGGAAGTGGATATAATGATGGTAGTACTGCAACACCTTTAAAATACACATTAGATAGTTTAGGAAATGTTAATATTAGAGGACTTTTAAATACTACTACAATGCCAAAAGCTGGATTTATTGGAGCTAATGTAGCCTTTGTTTTACCATCTGAAATTAGACCTTCTTATGATTTTGACTTTATAGTTAATATGAATTATATAAAAACTTACGAAGAATCAGCTGTAACATATTATGAAAATGCAAATGGGATTATTATTGCTCAGACAGGTGGAAATTGTTATTTAACTTGTTATGATACAGTTTCAAATACAGGAACAACTTTTTCTACAATGATAAACTTATCTTATAAATTAGATTAAAATATTGTTTTGTTTTTTATAGAGAAAGGGCTGTAAATTATTTTACAACCCTTTTTCACTAAACTAAACTAATTGAAGAAACTTGTACCTTCTTTTATTGATTTATTAATATCATTTGTAACTATTTTTCTAAAATTGTCTGCTCTTCTTAAACAGAAACGTGAATTTATAGAACCCCAATTTATCCCATTATTTGTTTTAAATTCTATTACTTGAAACATTTCTTTAGTTCTATCATTATCATTATATACTTCAAGTAAATCTTCATGTCTCATTGTTCCTTCTGGATATTTTTTAAATTCAAATACAATCATTACTGCTGTTTCATTGCCAATTAAATGTTTTTCTTTATTTTCATGATAATAATCAGTTAATTTTCCTAATAAATCTTTCTTTAATTGTTCTCTTCCATCATATATATTTTCATTTTGCTTTTTAACTGTTTTCTTAATTACTTTTGTTTTTACTTTTTTTGGTTTAACTGTTTTTTCTATTTCGAGAGTTGTATCAATATTATAATCTATTTTGTATTCTTTAATATCTTCTTCTATATTAAATCCTAATTCTTTTTTATTTATTATAATATCTAACCTTATTTTTTCAATGTCTTCTTGTAAGCATTTTATATCTAATTCAGTTTTGTATTTAAAGATAGAATCTGTTTCATTCTGACGTTTAAAGTTATCTACTACATTATTCACATTTGTTAAAAGAATAATTGTTAAGAAGAATACGAATACGATGTTAAAGATGAGTTGGAATTTGTTTTTCATTTTTAGTTTAGTTTAAATTGTTAGTAATTAGTATTAGTTTTTAAAGTATAAATATAACTATAAAAGATATATTTAACAAGTAAAATTACATATTTCTTTATTTTTTTTTAATTTGTCTCTTAATATTTTTATTCCTTCGGTTCTGTATCTATAATATTGAGTTTTATATTTAATATTCATAAAATCCATAATATATTTATAACTTTTATCTTTAATAAATAATAAATATAAGAGAGTATTGTATGGTTTTTCTAAATCTCTAATTATATCTTTTATTAATTCTTTACCATTATTATATGTTATTTTATCGTATTTTATTAATATTTTTAAGTTTTTTATTCTTAAATGTTTTTTTTGTTCTCTGAGTTGATCCATAAAAGTATTTTTGTAGATAGCGTTTATCCAGGTTGTAAACTCATATTTATTATTATACAAATCTATTTTATTCCATATCTTTATAATAGTTTTTGAAATTATTTCTTCTGTTTCATAATTCTTATACTGAATAGAATATAAATTAAAATGAGTTATTAAATGTGGATACAATTTGTTGAATGTAGTTGTTTTTCTATCTACTTTAAATTGTTTACCATATTTATTAATGTAATCGTTGTTTTTCATTTTGTTTTTAGTTTAAATG